CTGAAGCAGGAAAAGCAGGACAAAGACATCAAGGCTATCAAGGAAGAGCAGACGGTGTTGGTACACGGCGTCTTGGCTTGCCTTATGGGCTTGAAGGAACAAGGCTGCAACGGTCCTGTAACGGAAGCCATTAATCAAATCGAAAAGCACATCAACAAACAAGCCCACAAATAAAGGAGGAGCATTATGTTTAACGAAATCGCAACGATCCCCGCGCTGGCGGCAATCGTGTACACCATCATCGACATCACCAAGACCGCTATGGGCGGCGACGAGAAGTTCCGGCGATTCATTCCGCTGATCGCCTGCGTATTGGGCGCAGTCTGCGGTGTGGTCGCTTTCTACTGCGTTCCCGGCGTAATGGAGACGGAAAATTTGCTAGTTGCCATCGTGCTGGGTGCTGCCAGCGGTCTGTCGGCAACCGGCACCAACCAGGTTGCAAAGCAGCTGACCAAAACTACTGCCAAGGAGGTTACTGAGAATGAATCTGCATAAGCTGATTTTTACCGAAAATGCCTGCTACAAAGCAGGCCGAAAGATCACTGTCAAGGGCATTATGGTTCACTCCACTGGTGCTAACAACCCCAACCTCAAGAGGTATGTAGGTCCCGATGATGGTCTGCTGGGACAGAATAAATACAACAACCACTGGAACACCCATCACCCCGGCGGTCGTGAGGTGTGCGTCCACGGCTTCATCGGCAAGCTGGCAGATGGCACCATTGCCACCTATCAGACACTGCCTTGGGATCACCGGGGCTGGCACGCAGGTGGCAGTGCCAACAATACCCACATCGGTTTTGAAATCTGCGAGGACGGCCTCACTGATGCATCTTACTTTGCGAAGGTGTATCAGGAGGCCGTTGAACTTTGCGCATACCTGTGTAAGGAGTTCGATTTGACCGAGCAGAACATCATCTGCCACAGTGAAGGCTACCGGAAGGGCATCGCCTCCAACCATGGTGACGTTATGCACTGGTTCCCCAAGCACGGCAAGTCTATGGATACCTTCCGTGCTGACGTCAAAAATCTGATCAATACCGCTGCCGAGCCGGAAGTCCCCAAGGAGGAATCCAACGAAGAGCCTGTTGTGTATCCCGAAAAGCTCACCACCGGTTATTACCGGGTGCGGAAGGATTGGAAGGATAGCAAGTCTCAGATCGGCGCATACCGGGTGTTGGCAAACGCCAAGAACGCTGCGGACAAGAATCCCGGCACTTTTGTTTTCTCCAATGATGGTGTTGTCATCTACCCTGAAAACGCCACAGAGGAGGCGTATCGAGTTCACACGGTCGTCAAGGGCGATACCCTATGGGATATTGCCGCTAAGTACCTGGGCAACGGCGCTCGGTATCCTGAAATCAAGAGCCTCAACAACCTCAAATCCAATACGATCTACAGCGGTTGGAAGCTGAAGATCCCTAACTAACAGAATCCCCAAGCAGTACTGGTCAGCCAGTTTTGCTTGGGGATTTTTTGCTTATTCCATTTCTTTTTTTACTGGGGCATGTCTTCTCCCTGAATGGTTTTATAAAGCTGCTCCATGCGATAATCCAAAAGTGCGGCTTGCTCTGCACAGTCACGCAGTTCCTTAGCGTGATCCTTGGTAACAGTAACCTCTTTTTTATAACGGATCTGATGCTCAAGACTTGCCCACCAATCCATCGCTATAGTGCGAAATTGCACTTCGACACGCATATGCCGCTTTTCATCATGCAGGTAAATAGGAACGGAAACAATCAAATGCAAGCTCCGATATCCATTCCGTTTTGGGTTGCCGATGTAGTCTTTTTTCTCAATGAGCGTTACATCATCCTGCCGCAGAAAAGCATCTGCAAGCCGGTAAATGTCCCCTGGGAATCCACAGATCACTCGGATACCAGCAACATCGTTCAGATTCTCTTCAATGCTCTCAATAGTAAGCGGCAGCGCACGACTTTGCAGTTTGTTTTTTATGCTTTCCGGTGATTTCATACGTGTTTTGATTGCTTCGATGGGATTACGGTCATCCTCCAATGAGAAGTTTTCGCTAAGAACCCGAAATTTAGTCTCAACCTCCATCATTGCGCACCGATAGTAGGCCATCAGTTCTCTGTAACGCGCAGAAAAGGAACGGATTGATTCCTCCATCTCCGAAATGGGAAAAGGGATACTTGTTTGTGTCTCTGCCATAATAAAGCCTCTTTCTGATGAATATTAGAGACATTATAGCATCCTTTTGTGAATATTCTGTTGCATATAATTAAAATGCAGTTTATTCTGCTTTTTTGTGCTATGCCACTTTGCTGTCCGTTATATTGGACTTATAATGGTGTAGAATGAAGCCATAAAACAGGAAGAAACTTATAGGAGGTACATATTATGGGTTTCAAGATTAGCGGTTTCGGTGGCTTCGGTACAGACAAGAAGGAAGAAATGGCTGTTCCTAGCAAGAAGCTGGAGAGCATTACACCTCGTAAGTCCGTGGTGCAGGTGCGCTTTCCCGGCAAGGGAATGTCGCTGGCGTACTACAATGACCAGTTCGATCTAAAGATCGGCGACTTGGTCTATGTGGACGGCAAGCTGGAAGGTCAACTGGGCCGTGTTACAGAAATTACCTACAATTTCAAAATCAAGATTTCCGAGTACAAGAAGGTTATTGCTGTATGCGACACCAATGTCAGTGGCCAGTTCTTTATGGCTGGTTCCCACTTCGTTACCTTTGATCCTACCACACTGCCTGCAAGTAAGATCTCTATGTGGTTCAAGGCCCCTGCCAAGGAAGACGATGAGTATGCTAGTGGCAACGATGATACTTCCTTCCGGCTGGATGATTTGTCTGGGATGAATATTAGCAGCACCATTGCGGATCGGGGCCACAACTACTATGTGGAGAACCGGGTGCGTTACATCAGCCTGGATGGTAGCCACGGCTATGCCATCGTTGAAGGCAGCGAAGCCTACACCGTGGAGTTTGAATTCCGGAATGGTGAAATCAGCAACCTGATCTGCGACTGCTTCTGTAGTTACACCTGCAAGCACGAGTTTGCCGCCATGCTCCAGCTCCGGGAAACCTTGGAACTGATCAACAAGCATTATGCGGAGGAATACGAGCGCACCGGCTATTTCGCAGCTATCACCAAGGGAACGCTGTTTGCCTTCGCTATCGAGGGTAAGGAAACCGGTAGCTTTTCCCTATGAAGTTGTAGAAACTGGTTGCACTTTCAAAACTGATTTGTTTTATATTTTAGAAAGAAAAATGTCACCATTTTGGGACTTGCGCACATAGTATAGATGAAGACAGGCAAAAGGCGCGCTCCTTTTCCTGTACACACACTTGAATATGCGTTTAGCCACCCGGCGGGACCGGCTTGAAACGCATGGAGGCTCTGCATTGGAGCATTCCACTTTGAAGATCCCCAGAGCGACCAGCTGGTTGCCCTGGGGATTTTTCTGTTATAGCGGGGTATATCCACAATAATCTTTCATATCGCTCTCGTACCGCATTGTCTGCACGGGGTCCATTTGATACCCAGGCTGGATGTAGTACAGCAGCTTGTTTGCCAGCATATACCCGGCATAATGAGCCAGCTTGGGGCCGGCGCACTCAAAGTGGGTGAAGTATTCGCTGATGTGGGACTCATACTCACGCAGATGTTCCGGCAGTGCGTGAAAAAAAGCATCGGTAATGCGGTATGTACCTTCATTTGCAGGAAGATCCCCAATGATATGCTCCTTTACGATATCAAATGACTCCATACGGGTAAAGTCAACACCATAGGGTTCTTGGAAATTAGCGAGGTTGATCTGGAAACCGTGGTAGCCACCATAAACGATCCGGGTAATTAGATCCTTTTCGTTGGCAGCAAGGTACTCATCAATGCTGGGAGAGAGATCTGCCGGTGCCTCTTGCCGCAGATGTGCTACCGCTGCAAGATAGCGAATCTCATCATTGCGGAAGCCTTCATCATTTTCCCGGAACAGTTCTGCCATTTCTTCTAAGATTACTTTGCCTGCAAACTGCTCCATAAGCTGTTCGATAGTTTTCATTTTTACACATTCCTTTACTGTATTTTTCGCTGTGGCCACAGCTGCAGAACTAGCTCCATTGGCTCTTGCACTAGTTCTACTGGAACGAGTATAATAGAAACCGCGTGTCGAAGTCAGTCGAAACAAGGCAGTAAAAAAGAGAGCTGTTTCCAGCTCTCAAAAGTTATTCAGTTAAGGCACGGATTGCATTAATGATTCGCTCTTGCTCTTTGGGCTTGAGTTTTGTGATCGCCACAGACAACTCCGAAGCCAACCCATCTGTGGCACAGACAACAACATCTTGCAGAAGCATATCTGTAGACACATGGAGGGTATTTGCGATGTTGACCAGGGTTTCCAGTTTGGGGGCCTTACGGCCTCTTTCCAGTACACTGATATGGGTAGGACTCATATCAAGCTCTGCTGCGAGATCTTCCTGGGTCAACCCGGCACGCTCTCTGGCAGCCTTAATTCTGGCACCAATGGCACACAAATCCACGTGAATCCCTCCTTTTAGAACTAGTATTTAGTTCCAGGATTATTATATTCGTTCTGCGGGACTAACAACAGGAACCAATAAGCCAAGTCCCTAGTTCTAGCAGACCAAACACACGTGGTTTGTATAAAAAATACGGCCTCCACTACTGTGAAGGAGTAATGGAAGCCGTGTAAATCACAATTCTTCGGTTACGGTGCAGATAATCTTGTAGATCTTTTCCTGCTTTTCCGGTGATAAAGGTGCAACCTTTTCTGCAATAGCCTTCAGGTAATCGCCAGACTCAGTATCGTCTGCCAACAGCTCGTAGGGCGTTACACCCAGAACGTTGGCAATCGTTACAAAGGTTTCCAGTCGAGGAGTTTTCACGCCACGCTCCAGCACACTGATGTGCTTGACGCTAATACCCGTTTGGATTGCAAGTTCTTCTTGCGTTAGGCCACGAGCCTCCCGGAACTGCTGTATTCTACTACCTAAAACTGCAATGTTCATACGCAGCCCCTCCTTTGGAATGAGTATTCTCATTCTTGAAAATATTATAGGGGCAAACGCTTTTCTAAATAACCTCCGAAAGCACTATTTTAGTCATTCCAAAGAATGATGTAAAGAAGCGATATTAGTTGTCCTGTGCAAGATGCAGATTATCCATAAGCGTTTGATTTGGAAGTGCATCTGCGTGGCTGGGGACTTCCTCATCATCGAAGTCATCATCATCGTCATCATCGCCACCAGTATCTGTCACAAGGGGACCTGCAAAACCGCCACCCATACTGATCTGTATGTTTTCTCCACCGCTTTCCGGATCGGCAGCACCAGTGCTGCCGTGGTTCAGAGAGTTCCAGCGCAACGGGTACTTGAGGCGTTTGTTGTATTGCAGAAGCATTGCTTCAGCGTAACCTTGGGTGCCGTTGTGCCGATCCTTTGCGGTGCGAATGACCTCACGGACGGATACCTTGCTGAGCCGATCCACAAACTGCTCGTCGTTCAGGCTTTCATTGTAGGCGACAATGAGCTTAGCCATACCTTTGAGCATATTGCAGCCGAGGGAGTCTACTTCGCCCTCCCATGTAGATACCAAAAGGAATAGCGTCCGATCCAGCACGTGGTATCCGTACTTCTCAAAAATGTACTCCAATGCACTGACGGCGCTGATGTGGCCAGGGATTTTGCGAGAGGAGATTGTGAGGTTATAGCTTTCCACAATGCTTTTGATGGTCAGCTGCACATCACTTTCTGCTTCAATGTGGGCGTTGAATATCTCGATGGATTTTAGAGGTCGGGTATGCTTTTTCTGATTTGCAAAAATGTCTGCTTCCTGCTCATACTCCAGATCGTCATAAATCATACACCAAACCGGAGTCTCACGAGAGCCGGAAGCAGTGGCAACGGTCTCAATAGTGTGCTGGCCATCAAACACATAGTTGGTGCCGTCACGACGGCTGACTTTGACAGGATTTATCTGATAAACATTGAAATTCTGTGCAGTCCTTCCTACGTGCGCACTAGAAATAGGTCGCTGGTAGGTTTGGTTTGAAACCAGCATTTTTATTGGGATCAGTTCAAAATGTACATCCGGGACAAATTCGTTGTACACATAATTCTCAGCCATCTTCTGATACCTCCTCAATGGCCAGCAATATTAGGTCTATGCTATCACGCAAAGAGAGCAGCTCCATACGCAGTTGGGTCTTTGCTTTATCAGAAATATCCTCCATATTGGTTTTGTTGAATACGCGCCCAATGGAGGAGTTCCAGGAAGGAATGGTAAGGGACAGGCTTGCTACCTCACCATCCGGATCGTGCTTGGGCATATCCTTTACGGAAGGCATTGTGGTAGCAATTTGCGCTGCGTGCCGACGCTCTCTGGCACTTTGGTTTTCCAGTTGCAGATCCCTTGCTGAGAGCGCTTCCAGCACATCCTGGGTCCGGCACACGGTCTTTTTATGCCGGAGCAGATTGTTTGTTAAGGCCCGGACTTGCCATTTAGACATATCGGAGATGGTAACGAGGTCGTCCTTTTTGATGCGCATTTGACCGGATAAGTACATATCAGCTAGGCGGCTGTCTTTCTCGGCGATCCGGTCAACTGCTCCAGCAATGTCTTTGTAGGTATGTACTGCAAAGTGTGAGACATTATAGATTCTCGCAATTGCGGCAGCCGTACCCATTCGTACATCTTCCGGTGGCCGCCCCATATTTCCTGATGCGACCTCAGAATACTGGTTTCGCCCCCTTGGGTTGTGGGCAGTCAGCAGCTTTTCGGTATTGTAGCGCTTGCCGATTTGATACCGGACAAGTTCCGGGTTTACATCCAATCTGCCCATTTGGTTCACGCAGATCCAACGAATAGCCTCTTCTCGGCAGGAGAAACGCTTTTGCTCCAGCCGAAATGGAATGCGGTTCTTTTTGCAGATCTCGTAGCGTTGGTGTCCGTCGATGATGATATTGTTCCATACCACAATTGGCTCCCGGCAGCCATCGTTAATTAGGGCAGCCTCCAACTGAGAATATTCTGCTGGGGTTAGTTCGGGAAGCAATCTCTTGAACTCCGGATCTACGACTAAACTTACATCAGCCATAGGCGACCTCACTTCCAGCCTGCGGTGTCGGGTCGCAATTTTGACATTGCTCCAAGCGAAAAAACAACGCCTCTTGATCTTTCAGCTTGATGCCGGACAGGCGAATGGTATCTGTACCTACGAAACCAGCGCAGCAGACAATCTCTTTAATCAGGCTCGTGCTGGTTAGTTCATAG